ATAAAGACTAGCTTCTCTTTTGTTGAAGTCTAGCCTAAGCAGTTTTCATGGCCTGATGAGGAACCGAAACCCAAATAGGGGTCGCCATGTGGTATAATGTATTTATTTGGAGGATGCTGCTTGTCATCCTGGTCTTGTTTGTTAGTTTTGCGTCCCTCTTGTTCATGTGGGGAGGCTTTGGAATATTGCTGGCTCTGCCAGCTTTTCTTATTGGGTTTTGTGGCCCAGCCAGTTGTGCCTTGATCATGATCTTAGGCCCCTTGTCTGGCTACATTTTTGTCTCCATATTTCGCGACAGTCTTGCCCGCGAAGTGGCAATTATTGACTCAGTGGGTGAGGAAGCTGCCTTGTGGGTCTCTTCGGATGTTAGCACGCTTTCATCCCATCCGCTTAAGCTTGTGATGAGGGAAGTTATCTGGATGGGCCATGACGAGTCAGGGATCTGGCTTCAAGCATGGGCCCATACCTTAAAGCTCCCCATAGAGTTGCAGGATATGGTGGGGCGAGGCGCTGCACAATTTGGTTCCATTTTGTGGTCGAGACTTGTGCTTTGGCTACATGCTGGCATGACGGAGTGGCCATCTGCCGTCTTTTCTTGCTTTGCCATTTGGCGTATTGCTAAACAGGCAAAAATGCTGGGGGTTTGGTGGTACACAAAGTTTTGGTGGCGTTTAGTGGCAGTTCTCATTTTCCTTTATCATCTTCCCCCGGATGTGATGGTCCCTTTGCTGTTTAGGGGCTGTTACTGGCTCTTGCGGGAGGTTGTTGCCATCACTCACCAGCGAAGGGAAGCTTGGGAATGGCTTCAGACTTTTTATGTCGCCATTCTTGTTAAATTTATTGCATGGGCCGAGTCTGTCAATAGTGAATTCGAGAAACACCACTCTTTGGCTATTGCTAGAGGTTCTTCCCGACTCACCCAGCATTTCAAGTCAATGGTGATGACAGCTTCCATCGTTGTATCTGACTTGGCATTGCCCTCTTATGTGAGGACAAAAGGGCCTCTTAGGCCCGACCGCGAGACCTTGGAGGCTTCTTTGACACTAATGAAGGACCTTGGCTGGCCCATTAATGTGAGTGTCACGGATCCTCTTCCGGTGGGTTCCCAGTCATTTAAAGAGTGGGTACTTTGCGGGTCAGACTTCAAGCAGGGAATCCACAACCTCAAGATGCAAATCGATGAGGATCTTGAGTCCCTGCGTATTGCTGGTATCCGGTATAGGAGGTCTGAGGAGTATGCTTCCGTTGAGAATGAGTTGGAGGCTACTTCACGGTATTTCCGCTCTCCGAAGTATGATTATCCCGACCTTGATCTGGATGATGTCTGGTTTGTTCTGGGGGATATCTTTAGGCATTCTCGGCTTACATCTTTCAACTACATCATTCGGATGTGGGAGAAAAAGTATGCATTGGGTGCTTTTATGAGGGACCCCCTCAGGCTACGTAGTAAGTATAAACGTTCCAAGTTCATCCATGACTTGGGGGGTTATGGTCCTTTTAAAGCATTGTGGGCTCGCACCTTTTGGGCCGCAGCTCAGATTCTGCCGGTTTCAGCTGTGTCTGTGAAGGGCGAGGCTTTGCCTGAAAAGAAATGGGCCAACAACATGGTTCGTTCCATTATTGGTTCACCTATCACCCAGTACATTTTGTCAACCATTTGGAATTATGGCCCCAATCATAGATTTTCATGGGTTTCGACACCCATCAAAATTGGCATGCCACTTAATGGTTACTGGATGTCCACTATTTGGCAGCGTCATTCACGCTGCCAAATTCATGTGGAAGGTGATTTTACTGCTTTTGATAGCACAATCAGTGGAAAAGTGGTTGATGTCATTAAGGCCATTCGAAAGCATGGCTTTGAGCACCACAAGGACAGAGATCGGATCGCTGACTTGATTGACATCAATTACGAGCAGGTTGTTCACCAACTGTTGAACACCACTTCCACTGGGAATGTCTATAAAAAGGGGACTGGTTTGACAACTGGCCACTCTTCCACTAGCATGGATAATTCCGTGGGACTGGTGGTGCTTTACCTAATGGCGTGGAAAGACTTGACTGGTCTGTCATCTCGAGAGTTCATGTATTACAATGAGCTCTCGTGTTTTGGCGATGACCATGTGTTGTCAATCTTGGCTGCAAAGCCTGCCGTGTGGACACCGAAGAATATTCGTTCCACAATGGCTAAGTGGGGCCTCACTAATAATTTGGAAGTGAAACAGTCACTCAATGAGGTTTCTTTTCTTTCTAAGTGGGGAAGGCGTGCAACACCTGCTGAAAGAGCAGAGCTCAAGAAGTTTGGGCTTGATGTCCCTTTCGTGGTGTGGCACGATAAGAAGAAATTAGTGGGCAAGTTGACTGCACCAGTCAAGAACGTTTCAGCCACGTACAAGGCTAAACGTTTGTTAAGTTACCTCACACTGACTGCCCACCATCCAGACTTGTATGATGGCATATGCAAAGTTTTGGTCAAGTCACCTGCCATCATGACTCATATTAGGCATAACAAGTGGCGCATCCCGTCTTACCAAACTGTGATGCGTAATTGGTACAATCCATCTCCTCCGCCCAGTCAAAGTGATAAGTTGGTTTTGGAGGACCAGGCAGAGTTTGAAAATGTTGGGCAATTAATTGAATATGGGGAAGTGAGCGCTTTAGATGCATTTGTCGGGGCCTTGTCCATGGCGCCTGACTTGCTATCCCCTCTGTTGTTCAACTATGGGTATATGCGGGCTTTGCAGACCTTTTTGAGGTCCCGACTTGCCTGGGTGCCCGATTTGCTTTGTCTCAACAATCCCATTTTAAGTGCGGGCATGTTGGAAAACGTGTGTTCGAGGACCCCTTATCGGTTTCTTGAAACCTCTCTTTTTGTCCCTGGGCTCAGTGGTGTCAATGAGAGCACCTTACTTTTACGGCATTGGCTCTTTTGTTGGTACTGTTCAAAGAGGCCGAAGCAGAGGCTTGGTGCATGGGCAAACATGATTGTTGCCAAGTTTTCAAATCTGCAGTTCTTATTGAATGGCAGAGTCATGCTCGAGTCACGGCAAAATGAACTCGGGCTTGACTTATTGGTTATGTGTGCTTTATTAAGTTTAGTAAGCATCCCGGATTGGATGTCGCCTTTGGGCAAAGTGACGTTGCCTGACCTCCAACTGATCTTGGATTCTGTCATACATTTCTTCACAGTGCTCATTTGGCAAAGTGTCCCTCCCAATTTTAGGGAGACAACACCTACCTTACGCACCTTTGACAGGTCAGGCGGGCCTGTTGGTGTCCAGGCACCCACAGGAACTGGAAAGTCGACTGGTTTCATCCAACACCTCGCAATGGTCGCAGGGCATAGATTCCGTAAAATTGTGGTTGTTGAACCCCGGAGTATTTTGGTTCACGGGCTTGTTCAGTTCATGTCTGATAATTATGGGCTGGACGTGTCTGGTGCCACTTCTGGTTTAAAACTAGATACCTCTAAGAGGGTCTTGTATGTCACCCCACAAGCACTTATGGGTCATCTTGAGCTTTTAAATCCTGAGAATTTAATTGTTCTTGATGAGGCCCACTTAGGTGAAGCCTTTTATGATGCCCTCCGGATCATTATCCGTAAGGCAAAACTTCCATCATTATGGGTTTCTGCAACACTTCCAGAGCATTTAAGGGCCCAGTGTCAGCTAGTGTTGGATATACCCATTGCAAACCTTTGGACAGTCGGCGAGCAAGTCGTGAGGCATAATGTTGATGGTGTTTCATCTGTGTTGGCACATTATCAGGATTACTGCCTTAATGTTGCTAACACATTAACCCCATCACAGAAGGGCCTATTCTTTGTTCCAACAGTTAAAATGGCTGAGTTCCTTGCTGAGAACTGCAAACATAGCAGTTTTGCCCTGCACTCCCATTCAAAACTGAATGCCCGTTGGGAGTCACGGGCAATTTTTGCCACGCCTGTTGCAGATGTTGGTCTCACTATCCCTGATGTCACCCTCGTTGTGACACCAAATTTCACAACATTGAGTGGCGACAAATTGGTGGCTTTGGACCGGCACACTCGTGCTCAGCGTAAAGGCAGGACTGGCCGAACTTCAAATGGAACATTCCGGTTGGTCACATATGATGGCCCTTTTCAGGATTTGGGTGTCAAATCAGCATCATCTCCTGATAGCATACGTGAGCTGCTGCTTTCAGGGATGCCAGTTGCTTTAGCCAGCGTACTTGGCCAAGAAAATGTCATCCGTGCTTTTGGCGTCGAGCCCCCTGAAGAGAGCGAGGAAATTGAGGGTGTCCTCAATGACCTCGAGGTTTTCCTTGCCAATATGCGCCCAGTCCTCTTGGGTGCACAGGCTGCACGGGAAACCGGTGACCCTTCTTTTGGCCCGCCACAGATTTTGCACCCTACGGGAACCGGCATTAGTAGCTCGTACCCCCAACCTGAGTCTGGAATCGATGAAAAGATTCTCGAAATGGCAGCGAATCTTTTGTCTGCCAAGGCAGTTCACGGTTCTGAAGTCAATGAAAATTTACTCAGACAGTTGGACACCATGGCTGGCCCCGTGATTAGAGTCGGCAACCTTGTTAGGGCACTGTTAGCCGGTGAAAAGACCGACACACTGAACCCCAAGAATGCCATTCCGACAGGTAGTCTAGAAGATGTGTATGCACTTAAAGGCATATATGACATTCTAGTGCACCTTGACGAATAATATGTTTTCCCCTGACGAGATATCGAAACTGGCCACCAGTCGGGAATAGTCATGTCAACCCATTCAGAATCTGAATCTACGGCAACGGAAACGATTGCCCGGCAAATTGAACATATAAAGTCCAAGCCAGTGTCCCTTGGTGGTGCTGGCGGTTATTTCGTCACTAAGTCTAAGTTGGACCATATTGAGCAGAAATTACTTTCTGCGCTTGAACAGTCCGCTACGACATCAGACAGTCCTTCACGTCTCATTGAGCTACAAGAGGAGCTCAATGAAATTCGTGATTCTTCAAGGAAAGCCCAAGCTGACCTTGAACGCACTCAGGCAACCCTCAAGGAGCGTACAGCCACGTTTGCCAAGATCACTAGAGAACGTGACACGCAGCAGGCCTTGGCCAAAAGCCGGCTTGAGGAAGTTGAGCGTACTCACGCTCAATATCGGGAAGCATTGGCTGAGGCCAAGAAAGAACGCGAGGAAAGTCGAGCCCTCCTTGCTAAAGCGTCGAAGAGTTTTGACCCAGACCGAGCTCAAGAACTTCAAAAGAGTGTTGAGTCCTCCTCTGCCAGGATTAAAGACTTGCAGCGGGATTTGGAATTGATTAATGCTGACAAGAAAGCACTTAATGCGAGCTTTCAGGAAGCCAATGCCCAATTGGCTGCCCTTTCTAGTGAGCGTACAGTATTACAAAACCGAATCAATGAGCTCTTGACAAAGAAAAATCTGGCTTCATCAGATGTTGTTCCAGAAATTACGGTTGCCCGGCCGGAGTTGAACTCTAAAATCCTTCAGAAAATGATTGGTGAACGTGGCATCAACTGGCTCCATAAAGCAGAGCAGCAAATGGTAGACGATTATCGCAATCGTATCTACAATTTGCGGTTAGCCACAAAATATGCAAATTCACCCAATGTCAAGTCCATCTCTGATCTCCTCCAGATAGTGCTAAACTGGTGTAAGAACAAGACATGGAAAGCCCGCAAGATCATTGCCGGCTGGGTTGACATGATAGAGGCCCATATCAGGGCTGGCACAGTTCGCTCAGCCAAATTCTATCATGACGAATTGCGTAGAATCTCAGATGAGTTTGATGAGCAAAGGGCCCACCACAACGTTGAACCTGGACAAAAGTTACGTTGGTGGGAAGATGCATATTTTTATGCCAAGGTTTTCTATGGAAGGGCTAAGCGTTCAACCAAGAGGACAACATCTTGGTTTTCCCGCACCCTTAAAAAGGTTGGCGGGTTTTTCTCCAAGTTGTTTGGGTTTCGGGAAAGTGTCAAGCTGGAACCCGAAGATTTTGACGCAGAAGAACTTCTCAAAAAGGAAGGTCCTAGTGTCTGGGAGAAGGGTAAAATGAGAGCTGGAACAGCTCCCCCTCCTCCCCCCCCGCCTGTCCCAAGCAGAAAAGTCAATGCCATGGCCGAAAGGTTGGCAGGTCTAATGGGAGGGCGGAAGTGAGGATAAATTTGCCTCACACTTCTAGACCCTAAGTTTAG